TGATATTGGAGATGCTACTTTAGTAGTTCCTTTAATTAAAGAATACATGGAAATAAGTGTTAAAAATGATGATATCTTAATTAAAATGGCAGCACTAGCACAACGTGCTATGCAAACACAAACAGCAGATGGTGCTTTAACTATTTCTGATGAAGAAAAAGAGCAATTATTATCTGCTATGAATGAGTTAAAAGGAGATAAATAATGTCAAATTTCCTTAGCAATAAATCTGTTAATAAATCAATTCCTATTAACTATCAAACAGCCCAATCTCCAAATGGGATAACTGCTTCTCCTGTATCTTTCAGAGCCGGAAGAGTTAAAAGTATAGTTTTAGATGAAAATCACCCACGATTTAAAGAATTAGGAGGATTTAATGCTATAGGATATGTTGAATATCAAGATATAATCAATTTTACTACTCAAGCATCAGTAGCTAAACCTTATTTTGGAAATATTAAAAATCTCCCTTTATTAGAGGAAATTATATGGATTATAGACCTTCCAGATACTAATTTAAATCCAACTCCTCAAGGAGATGGAACAATAGGAGGTATTACTACAAGTGTTTCTTCTTATTATATATGCCCTACAGCATTATGGAACCACCCTCACCATAATGGTTTTCCTCTTAATACTATTCAACTTCCTGATTCACAGAAAAAAGATTATATTCAAACTCAAACAGGGAATGTTAGAAGAGTAACAGATCAATCAACAGAAATAAATTTAGGTAATACTTTTATAGAAAGACCTAATATCCATCCCTTAAAACTTTTTGAAGGTGATATAATAACAGAAGGTAGATGGGGCAATTCAATTAGATTTGGTTCAACCGTTAAAACAAAACCACCAACAATTGCTTCTTTAAATAATTGGTCAACAGGAAATAGTATTTCTGGTGATCCTATTATTATTTTAAGAAATGGTCAAGGTAAACAAAATGATGAAGGTTGGGTTCCTGTTGTAGAAGATATCAACAATGACGAATCCTCTATTTATTTAACCTCTACTCAAAAAGTACCTTTAAAACCCTCAAGTAATAATTATTCAAGTTACTCATCAAACCCACCAATTAATCCAGGATTATATGAGGGAAAACAAATAATGATTAATTCAGGAAGATTAGTATTTAATTCAACTAATGATCATATCTTATTAAGTTCTAATAAATCTATTAATTTGAATTCTCAAAATGGATTAAATGTTGATACTAATACTGCTACCTTTCAAACAAAAAATATTTATTTAGGTTCAAAATCAGCAACAGAACCTTTATTATTAGGAAATAAAACCTATGATATGTTACGAACTTTAATAATAAATTTAAAAGAATTTATGCAAGTAGCATCAACCCAAGTATCAACAGCTCCTGGAACACCTTTAGGACAATTTAATATAGTAGCATCTCAAATGAGATTAGTATTAGAAAATATAGATGCTGATTTAACATCTGACCAAGGAGATATTAGGTCTAAAAATAATTTTACAACATAATGCAACGAGTACCTAATATAGATGCTACTAAAATATTAAAAGCTGTTCCTGGTGATTTAAAACCCAAAGGAGCAGCCAAATTACCTGATTTATTATTAATTCAAGGTAATCAAATTCCCCAAATTATTGAACCATCTATTATATCTCTAATTGAACAATATATACCCCCAGATATAGTAAAAATAGCTTTACCTATTGTACAGAATAATAGAAATAATGATAAAATAACTATTACTGAAGAACAAAAAGCATCTATAACACAACAGATAAAAACTTTAGTAGAAAATAGAGTTAAAGAAGAAGCATTAAATGCTGCTCAAAATGAAATTAGTGGTGTATGTTTACCACCTAACGTAGCTAAACAGTTAATTGATACAAGAAATAATATTGTTCAATCATTAAATAGTATAGGAACTAGAATTGATCAAGCATCATCATTAGTAACAGGAGTTTCTAATTTTTTAACAATACTTGTAAATGTAATTTCATTAGTTGATACTGCCCTAACGCTTGCTACTTTATTTTATGCTCTTCCTCCTAATAATGTTCTCCCAACACCAGGCTCTATTACCTCTACATTATCAGGATATCAAAAAGCAATAAGAACTGTTACTTTTGATCAGTATGGAAATTCTAAATTAGCAAGACTTCAAAGTACAATAGCTTCTTCAGCACTTGTTTTATCTATTGTATCCATTTATATTTTACAAGCTAAAGCATTATTAGAAATTATAGACATATATATAAAAGCTTGTCAATTAGATAATAATAATCCTCTTACCCCAACTTCAGATATAATTGAATCAATAGCCTCAGCTCAATTACAAGCTTCTCAAACTCAAAACCAAGTAACTTATAATGGTTTTATAATTGAAATAGAAGAAATACCTTACTCCCCAGGAGTTATAAGAAGAAGAGCAATTGGTAAAAACCAACAAGGTATTGTTTTAATACAAACAGAATTATCATTTACTACAGATAATCAAACTCTAATTAATGAACTTAAATTAATAATTGACAGAGATAATTTAAAAGCTTACTAATTTTAATATTTATAAATAATGAAAATCGATGGTTTAAAAAAATTAATCAAAGAGGCTGTAAAAGAAGCTATTCAAGAAGAATTAAAAGAAATTCTTTTAGAGGCTATTGTAGCCCCTAAAGGTACTCCTGTAGGTACAGGTGGTTATGGAATTACAAATAATCCTATAGTAGAATCAAGAGACATATATGCTCAACCTCATCTTGAAAAACCAAGACAACTAACTGCTGCAGAACGTAGAGAAATGTTTTCTGGTATTATAGGAGAAATGAAAAACGGAGGAACTATTAATTCGGCTTATGCTGGAAATTTACAAGTAAATGGACCTGTAGATACAGTTAATGGAACTTTACCTGAAGGACAAGTTGGTTTAGACCAAATAATGGCTTTAATGAATAAATAATGGCATTTGGAGCCCAAAAGATATTCCCCGTAGATTTTAAACCAGGAACAGCCGTTGGTGTGGCTTTGCCTTTTAATGGTCCTGCAGTTTTCAAATCTACTTATACTACCAAAGATGCTATTAGAAATAATTTAATTAATTTTTTCCTTACAAATCAACCTGAAAGATATTTAAATCCTACATTTGGTGCTAGTTTAAGATCTTTTATTTTCCAACAAATTTCAGAAGGAAATTTAGAAGGTTTAAAACAAAATATACAATATCAATTAAATACTTACTTTCCAAATGTTATAGTAGCAAGTTTAAATATAGATTCAATTCCTGATTCAAACCAAATATCAGTAGAATTAACTTATAACGTGGCAGATACTGGAATATCAGATAATATTAATATTACTTTTGAATAATGGCTGTTAAAAGAAACATACAATACATAAATAAAGATTTCACTGAATTAAGAGCTAGTTTAGTTAACTATGCTAGAACTTATTTCCCAACAACTTACACTGATTTTTCACCAACATCACCTGGAATGATGTTTATGGAAATGGCAGCTTATGTAGGAGATGTTTTATCTTTTTACATGGATAACCAAATCCAAGAAAACTTTTTACAGTATGCTCGTCAAACAAATAATCTATATGAATTAGCATATATGTTTGGTTACAAACCAAATGTAACACAAGTTGCTACTACTTTAATAGATTTTTACCAACAAGTTCCAGCATCAGGAAGTGTACCTAACATTGTTCCTGATTTTGATTATACTTTATTAGTTCCTTCAAATTCAAGTATTTCCTCTTTAACCAGTAATATTTCCTTTCTCATTGAAGATCCAGTAGATTTTTCAGTTTCAAGTTCAGGAGATCCAACAGAAGTTACCGTTTATGAAGTTGATGGAAGTGGTAATCCTTTATATTTTCTATTAAAGAAAAAAAGAAAAGCAATATCATCTACAATTAATACAACCACTTTTTCTTTTGGAACCCCAGTTCCTTTTTCTACTGTAGAAATTAATGCTGATAGAATAGTAGGTATTTTAGATATTATTGATAGTGATGGAAATACTTGGTATGAAGTAGATTATTTGGGTCAAGAAATGATTTTTGATTCAATTAAAAACACTAACACTAATGATCCTAATTTATCTCAATATTCAGGAGATACTCCTTATCTTTTAAAACTAGAAAAAACTCAATACAGATTTGCTACCCGTTTTATAAATTCAGGATCTTTACAAATCCAGTTTGGTTCAGGAACAGCTTTAGATACAGACGAAGAAATAATTCCTAATCCAAATAATGTAGGTATTGGTTTACCATTTGAAAAGAATAAATTAACCACAGCTTATTCTCCTGATAATTTCTTATTTACAAAAACTTATGGTATTGCTCCTTCAAATACTACTTTAACAGTAAGATATTTAACTGGTGGAGGTGTTGAATCAAATGTACCTGCTAATTCTTTAACTCAATTAAATTCAACTGTAACCTTTTTAAATTCAAATTTACCAACAGTTACAGCAAATTATATATTAAATTCATTAGCTGTAACTAACCCACAAGCAGCAGACGGAGGTGGAGATGGAGATACAATAGAGGAAATAAGACAAAATTCATCAGCCAATTTTTCAAGTCAATTACGTAACGTAACTCAAAACGATTATTTGGTAAGAGCACTTTCAATGCCTGCCAAATATGGAGTAATATCTAAAGCATATATTGAACCTACTAAAGCCCAATCAATTTCAGCAGGTGAATCCCAATCAGTTTTAGATTTATATGTTTTATCATATAATGTAACTAATCAATTAACAACTGCTTCTCCTGCTTTAAAACAAAATTTAACTACTTATCTTTCTCAATATAGAATGGTTAACGATTCTGTTAATATTAAAGATGGATTTATTATTAATATTGGAGTTAATTTTGATATTATAATTTTACCTGAATATAACAGTAATGAAGTATTAACAAAATGTGTTTTAGCTTTACAAGATTATTTTGCAATAGATAAATGGCAAATTAATCAACCTATTATCTTAAGAAATATTTGGACCTGTTTTGGCTATTCAAACCTTCAGAACGATTGATGAAGTAATAGAAAAAGCTAACAATACCCCCTACGGATTATCTGCTGGCGTATGGACGGAT